ATTCCTGTCATCCGCAGTTGATTCACCCTGTATTCGTGATGAATACAGGGTTTTTCTTATGTCTTGATTAAAAAGGGGGCAAAAAAGGGGCAAACTACAAAATTTTGATAGCTGATAATTCCTGATTATCTTTTTCTTTTAACTTTTTTGTAACATGAAGATAAATTTCTTTTGTAACCTTACTGTCTTCGTGTCCTAAGCGGCGAGAGATAGCATCAATATCAATCCCCTGTTCCATGAGAAGCGAGGCATGTGTATGTCGTAAAACATGTGAAGTAATACTTCTTCCTAGAACAGTTTGTGAATTTGTTTTTAAATATTTATTGTAGGCGGCATACTGCAAGTAGGTGCCGTTATCTTGGAAAAACAAATTACATCCGTTTACAAGACGCTTAGTCAGCGCTTCTCTTTTTATCTTTTTGCAGAGTGGGTAGAGTTCTTCTTGTATATATATATCCCTAATAGAGCAAGCTGTTTTGGGAGCGGTAACCTCGAAAACGGTATGGCTGTATGTTTTGTTTATATGTATAAGTCGTGTTTTTAAATCTATATCTTCTAACGTAAGTGCAAGTGCCTCCCCAGAACGTAGTCCAGATAAAACCAAAAAATGAGTTAAGTCTTTCCACTTTTGTATATTCATGTGTTTTAAGAGCAAGCTCACTTCTTCTGATTCTAAAAATTTGTTTTGAATCTTTTCCTTATGAGGAATATCTTTAAAGTATTCCATCTTATCTAAGTAACTTATATCTTTTATAAAATCATTTCGATATCCCCAACGCAAAAGAGCTTTTAATCTTGTCAAATGTTCATTTAATGTTCCAGCACTCTTTTCGGTCTGGAGAAATGAGCGGCGAATTCGGCTTGCGGTTAGGTCGTCCACCAATAAATTCTCATCAAAAATCTTTAAAAGAGCATTACATTCATGGAAGTTCCTCTTATAGGTACTTTTCTTTACGGTTACTAATTGATCTTTCCTGTATTCCTCTACAAGTACTTTAAGAGTAATTTTCTTTGGTTTCCCCTCAAGTTCTGTTCGTTGTTGTTCTAATGCAAGTTCTATCTTTCTTGCAAGAGCAGACTGCGCCTGTTTTCTACTTTGGGCAGTATTTTTTTCTATTGTTACAGATATTTTTCTTTGCTTTCCAGTAAAATCTTTATAGCGTTCTACTGCCTTAAATTTCCCATTTTTAGTTTCTTCAATCCACATAGTATCATCCTTTCTAATTTTTTGTATAAAAATAACACCCTGGTACTTGCCTGGATGCCCCGAAGATGATACAATAAATTTGCACAAAGTATCATCCCTTCGGGGAGATAAGATATCGTACGCCAATACGATATTTAATTGAACCGTTCCTGCACCAACAGGGGCGGTTTTTTTATTTTAAATTATTTTAACAATCTGCTACTAGAATCTTGGAACCATCCTTCTTTGGAGCCTTTTCTTATTTTATACCATTGCTTTCCTTTAGCTGGACAATACATTTTCAATAGAGTTACTTTGTCTCCCTTTTTTACAGTAAAAGAATTGTATTTGCTAGTTGGAGCAGTTGTTGAAGTCTTGAAAGTTGTCAATGCTGTAAACTTCTTTTGAGAAGTAAGATATGTTCGTGAAGCTAGAGAGAGTTTTTTATTTTTAACATTATATTTCACATTCCAACTTAATTTTTGATTTGATTTTTTAAATGTCTTTGAATTACTATAATTTGGATAGGTAGAAAAAGACATAGTAATCGAAGAAGAGGTAAGCTTCCCTGGATCTATATATTGCACGTACATGTAAGGGGTAGCCTCTTCAAAGCTTGAACAAGAAAAGCTCTTTTTAAATTTTCCGCTACTATATGCGTAAAGAGATGGTTCACGGGAACTAGTAGTAGCTTCTTGTACTAACAAAAATACGGTGTTTTTGTTAAGGGAACATAGCTCAACAAGTGGAAAATGACCCTCAAATGGAATAGAACTTTTTAATTTTCCATTTATATAGCAGTTTATATGTGTCATTTTTTTATTGTATGCATACTTAAACTTGTCATTTTTCCCATCACCTGTAAAATCATATTTTGTGTATGTTTCATCAGGATATAAATCAATTATTTTTTTAGGATTTGCGGCTCTGGCAGGGATAGGTAATGATAATATACAGATAAGAGTTAATATCATTAATAATCTTTTTTTCATAATAATTTCCTCCTTTAAAAGCAATTTCCACAGGTAGTATAGCCTTGGCTTTCCAGTTCTTCAAGACTTTCACTAGATGTAGCATAATTTTTTGGTGCTATTCGCTTAGCTGAAAAACAGCCTGGGTGATGAATTTTCATAGTACTGGTATTTAACACATAGTTGTTTTGAGATTCTGAGTTGTCATATGCGTCAGAATCATAGATATCCTCGGTGGAAGCTTCTGTTGTTTCTTCTGTAGATTCGGTTTCTTCAACTACGGTAGATTCTTCTGTAGATTCTGTAGTGGTTTCCTCTATAGTACTGGTTGTAATTTCGGTAGTAGCTTCCGTAGTAGCCTCCGTAGTAGCCTCAGTTGTGGTTTCTGTGGTGGCCTTAGTCGTAGCCTCGGTAGAGACCTCAGTTGTTTTTAGGTCTTTTTTTGCTTCTTTAGAATTTTTTTCATTTTTCCCAGGTAATGTTCCAATAATAACAATAACTATAATTATAATTATAACTTTTTCCCAAGTACTCAATCGTTGATTTTCTTTTTTAGGACGTATATCAGCATCTTTTAAACAATCAATACCGCCATATACAAAAACAGCGGTAAAAAATACGCTTATAACGATGCCTATAATGTCTCTTGATTTTAAAACATCAGGAAAATTCAAAACAATTCCCCAAGCTAGTAAAAAGAAAAAAATAGCTGCTAATATTTTTCCGATTTTCTTTCCCATACATATTTCCTCCTTGTATAACTATATTGTATATAAAGTATAACAAAGAATATAACGGAAATACAGTAGTTTCGACAAAAATGCTATAATTTTACTATCTTTGTTTCCATACTTCTTTTAATCCTTAACAATAATAATTGATAGTTCCAAAATATCGATACCATGATTCCACAATTTGCACATTTCTAAGTTCAATCATACGCATAATGTTTCTTAGAGTCTTCGCGGGAATTTGGGAATTATTGTTACAAAGAAGGCATTTTCCAGCTTTTAGTAGAGTTAGCACTTGGTTTGCCTAATGATACGTGGACATGAATATGTTCAAGAGGTTTCCCTTCATTTGTCCAGAAATAAACTCTGTAAGAGCCAATTTTAAAAATTTGAGGCACTGTCGAAGCCTCCTTCCTGAGAAAACTCTATAATTAAATGTGCCGCTGATTCTGTAAATTCTTGCAGGGCTTTTAATTCATCATTGTCAAAACCGTAAATATCTTCCCATCTGTAGCTAGGAAGATAGCATGTGGCGTGATGAAAACCATCTTTTTCGTCTGGTTTCTCAAAATATACCTTAACTTCGCCGTTTGGCAACATTTCAGAATGAACAACTTCTGTTTCGTCTTCTAAAGTCATAAATGGATACATCATTCAAATTACTTCCTTTCCAATACTCCCAAAGTAGGCTCAAAATATACTATATAATTATCAATAGGAGCGCATATACCGTATTTATTCCGATAACACTCAAGAGCTTCTGCTAGAAATTCCTCTGTAACTTCCAGATATTCAGCTACATCATGTAAAGTTTTACATTTATGATTATAAGCATCAATCAGACCTCTAAGTCCAATTAATCTATTATACGTTAAAAGGCGAGCTTTTCTTTCTTCTTTTCGATTATTAAAATTTCTTAAATCAATTATATCTGTACTACTAATCTGATAGTGAGCATATTCCTCGGCGAGTACACAACGTTTTTCTATTGAGGTTTTGAGATTCTTACTAAGTCCTATTTTGTTTCCTTTAATTAGACCATCAGAGCGAGATTCAAAAGGAATATTTTCTCTTACATCGATGCCAGCGTCTGTTACATCTTGTAATAGTTTTTCATAGCAAGTCATTATATCACTTCCCCTTTAAAACTTATCAAAATCTCGTCTTATTTTCTCTATTTCCTCATCATTATCCGCAAAATCATTGTGTGCAGCTCGTAAGCTTGAATTAGTAGTATATTTACTGATATAAGTAAGTTCAGATACTCGCTTTTCAGCTTCATGTTTTCCAAGGTCATTTAATTGGTCGTAATATTCCAATATTTTAGGTTGCTGTTTCACTGATTGAACATTCTTTTTTTCTTCAACCAAATCTGATTTTGATATTCCAAAATAATTTGCCATCAATTCTATTTTGTCTATTCTTGGATAAGTTCTTGCGTGCAACCAATCTGAAACAGTTGACATTTTAAAGCCTAGAGTACTACACAAATCAGTTTGTGTTAAATTATTTAATTGTAGATAATATTTTATATTTTTAGCCATAACTCTCTTATTACCTAGACCGCTCAATATTTTATCCTCCTTCCTATTCAAAAGTATATAATTATTATAATGGAAAAACCGAAAAAAATCAACAAAAACCGAAAAAAATTCGGAAAAACCATTGACAATTCGGTTTAACCGTGATAACATATAATCAGTCGAGGAGGTGATAGAGTTGGGGATGAACGTAAAACTCCCAAAAAATTTTAAGGGTACCTTGAGAAGTATCAGGGAAATTAGAGGATTTAAACAGGAAGAGGCTGCAAAATTAATAGGTGTAGATGTTGATACGTTGAGAAATTATGAGCAAGGAAAGTCATATCCTAATATCCCAACCCTCAAAAAAATAGAAAAAGTTTATAATATTACGTATGCGCAGATTATTTTTTTACCCTTGGATTTCGGTTTAACCGAATAAAAGTAGTCATATACAAAGAGAGGAGTAAGCATGAATAAATTAACAGTATTTAATAACAAAGAATTCGGGGAACTTCGAACAGTAATTATCAATAACGAGCCTTGGTTTGTAGGCAAGGATGTGGCAGAAGCATTAGGCTATGCCGAACCTAGAAGTGCAGTATCAAAGAAAGTTGATGAGGCGGATAGAGGTGTTGCCGAAATGGAAACACCTTCTGGAAGACAAAATATGACCATCATAAATGAATCTGGTTTATATGCTTTAATTTTTGGAAGCAAATTAGAGTCAGCGAAGAAATTTAAACGTTGGGTAACATCGGAGGTACTTCCAGCCATTAGAAAGCACGGAGTATATGCAGTAGATGAGGTGCTTTCTAATCCAGATATGTTAATCTCAGCTCTCCAAGAATTAAAAGCAGAGAGGGCGAAGAGAAAGCAGTTGCAAGTGGATAATGAGAGGATGAAGCCGAAAGAGTTGTTCGCCGATGCTGTGGCAACAAGTGATACCTGCATCCTAGTCGGCGAGCTTGCCAAGATTTTGAAGCAAAACGGCGTGGAAAACATGGGGCAAAACAGATTGTTTGCATGGCTTAGAGAAAATGGATTCCTCATTAAGAGAAAAGGAACTGACTACAATATGCCAACGCAAAAGAGCATGGAGAAAGGACTTTTCGAGGTAAAAGAATCTACTAGTGTAAATGCGGACGGTAGTATTAGATTGAATAAGACAGCTAAGGTAACTGGTAAGGGGCAGCAGTATTTTATTAACTACTTTTTAGCGAAGAAAACAGCTTAGTGAAACCATATACAAGGAGGAAAGACCCATGATTTTAAATTAAGAAAAGAGGTGAAAAGAAACGGAGAAGAGATTGCAAGAAATGGAGAAAGAAATACAGAGGCTTAAGAAAAGCACTCTGTATTACAAGATAAGTCACGTTATTGTAACTGTTATTTTTGCTATTTCAATGCGTCATTACAACGATGTGTACAATCGCATCCAGCATTCTTATCTTGACCTTCTAAGAGCGACTCAAGAGATTGTACTAATTCTTCAAGAATTTGATTATGGTGGTCAATTGTTTCCCTCAGAACGGCAACCTCCTCACGAATGTGATTTTCAAATGATTCAGACGATTCTTGAGAAGGAACTGGAGAAAATTCAACAATGATTGCTAGCAATGGTATAAGAATACTTTTTACAAAGTCATAAATAGAAAATCTTCGTTCGGATTGCTTTGGCGGTTCGTTTGGAGCAGGCGGCAAATTGATAATAATTGAAAGATTTTCTACGGCAGGAGCTTGGATATATACATAGTTATCTGCAATGGAGATATTTTTCATGATATTTTCTAAATCAATTTGAGATTTAATACCAGAGAATTCAGAAAAATCAAGTATCGATTGACGCAAAGGTTCAAAATTTCTAGTAAATTGCGTAATGAATTCTTGATGCGCACAAAGATATTGATAATTAATATTTTCTACGGTATTAATCGTAGACTGTTGTTTATAAATAGCTGACATTGTACTTTGGAGCTGCGTAACTTGAGGGATTAAATTGGCGATTTGAGAGTCATATCTTTTTATCGCATTAATCTGAGCAGAAGTACGAGATAGTTTTGCTTGAAGATTTGTAAGAGTATCGATTGTAGTTTTCATATGAATTTTCCTTTCTTAACTTAATGCAACAAGTATAACGCATTTGCGTTATACGTTCAAGTAAAAGGAGGATATATGTATAAAAAGATAGAAAAATTAATGAAAGAAAGAGGGATTACAGCTTATCGATTATCCAAAGACACAGGAATAGCATATTCTTCACTATCTGATTGGAAGAGAGGGAAAAGCAACCCCAAAATTGATAAGCTCGTTATTTTGGCGAAGTACTTTGGGGTGTCAATTGAATATTTTTTGGATTAGGAGAGAGCGAATGATAAGCATGGTGAAAGGGATATTACTTATTTTTGTGATGATTTGGAATTGTATGTTCTCATGGAATTTGAATAATAGGAGGTGGAAAAATGGTAGCACTAGAAATTAACCGAGGACAGGCTTATTTTCCTGTGGGCAGGATAGCGGAGGAGACAGGGAGAACTGTCCACACCGTACAGAGAAAGATTAGAGGTATCCAAAGAGAGATAGAACGTGGGCGATATAGCCCATATGCTATCGCAGGGAATCTTGTAAACTATTATGTTTACATAGATTACATTAAATATGAAAAAGACCTACAGGATAAGAATCTGAGAAAAACAGTGCCAGAGTTTAAGCCAGAAGAAATCATGAAAATTTCAGGCTTTGGACAGAAGTTGATTGATATTGGTGAATAAATACTAGCCGATGCTTCGGAGCTGGAGGGAGTCCACACACATTTTTTACCTTCTAAAAATTGGAGTTCCTTCTTGTCATAATAAATTTTTCCATTTTCGTGTGGATTCCCTCTAGCTCCGAGGGTAGGGATATTAGAAAGGAGAAAGATATAATGAGAGATGTTAAATACTATGAAGGAAGATACTTTGAGGATTTTAAAAGAGACTTCAAAGAAACTCAGAAAAACAAGACCTGTATGGAGTTAGAGAAATCTATCAAAACATTTTTGGGAATTTCAGGCTATTTGATAAGAGAAATTGAAGAAGGAGTGTTGAGATTCCGAGATCTTTCCGTCTTTTTTGATGATGTGAGACAAGTGAATAGTACTATACATGAATTAACATTATTTGCCTTTAATATCGGGCAGATTAGCAGGAGAGAACTAGAGTTTTTTAATGATTATAGAGAATGTGAAGTTAACAAGTTTTATGAAGCAATTGATATGCTTGAGATGGAATACGACATAAATTAGAAGGAGAAAAAGACAATAGTGTTAATACTAAGAAAAAATATAGATCTCGCATACGAATGGAACAAGATATGCTGCGAGCTTAACCCAAAAAGAAGAGTGGAAACGACAAGCGCATTTTGTCCAAGCTGTCACAAGAAAAAATTGCTCATAGATTTTACAGAACAGGGAATATGTAAGCTCTGTGGAAAAAGAAAGGGGTAATGGCAATGCCGAAAGATATCTTTAATCGTACATATAAGGTGGTAAGAAAAATTTTCAAGACAAAGACTTTGCTCGAAGTCATAGCGAAAGCTAATTTTCAGGCTGGATATTTAATGTGTTATCGAGATTGTGGGAAGATGCAAGAGTCTGACTATAATTGTTTAATCTTTATTCTACAGGAAGCGGCACAGAAACAATATAACAAGATAGTTCACGATAATGTGAAACAATCATTAAATTTAGCGAAAGGAGAGAAAAAGAAATGACTGTATTTGAAAAGATTTCTCTTTCTAATTTCTTGATTAACTTAGATACCAGGAAAGAGATTAGAGAGCAGACAGAAAAACAGGTAAAAGAGTTGGAAAGACAGAGAACTAATCTAAAGAAAAGAAGCAGAGATATGATGTGCTGGATGTTTTTGATAGATATGTTGCAATGAAAAAGAGGAAGATTTAGCCGCCAAACTAAAATCTTCCTCAAAATGCAAAAAGACTAGTACAAGCTAATTATAGCAGATTGTGAGGTAATAATGCAAGAAGAATTAGAAATTTTAATATTAGCATTAGCGTATGCTGTAGACCCACTCGAAGTTGAGGGGGTTAAACATAAAGTAAACAAGAGACAAGTAATGATTTTAGAAGAAATAGAAGGAGGATGTGAAGATGAAACTTTATGAGATTGATGCAAAGATGCAGGAGTTAATGGAAAAATGGGAAAGCTGTATTGACGAAGATACAGGGGAGATTTTAGATGATAAAGTCTTTGATATTGAAGAGGAGCTTACTAAGCTCGAGCTTGACAGAAGAGAAAAGTTAGAGAATTGTGTTTGTTATTACAAAGGACTACTTGCAGAGGCAGTAGCATTGCAGACAGAGGAGCAGACATTAGCTAAAAGAAGAAAGGCAGCAGAAAATAGAGCGAAGAGCCTAAAGGAATTCATTGGTCGTATGGCTGGTGGGGAGAAGTATAAATCTCCTAGAATGTCTATCTCGTACAGAAGAAATTCAGTTACGCAGGTAAATGACATGAAAGAGCTAATCAAGTACGATGATAGCTTGGTAAGATACGCCGACCCAGAGCCATGCAAGAATGAGATTAAGAAGCTGCTAAAGGCAGGCAAAAAAGTACCAGGCTGTAAGCTTGTTTATAACACAAGCGTGATTATCAGATAGGAGGGATGTTATGGCAATACCAGTATTAATTATGGGACGCTCTGGAAGCGGGAAGAGTGCTTCCATGCGAAATTGTATTAATAATCCAGAATGGAATTTGGTAAATGTGCTAGGGAAACCTCTTCCTTTCCGTGGGAAAATTCCTAGCATCACTACAGATGATTACGGAAAGGTGATGAAATCTATAGCAAGTAGCAAGGCGAAAAGCATTGTTATTGACGATGCGGGCTACTTGATTACAAATTATTTTATGCGTAATCATTCTACCAAAGGCGTAGGAAATGCAATTTTTTCTATGTACAACAAAATTGCTGATGATTTTTGGGGCTTAATTGAACATATCAAAAGATTACCAGCGGAAAAAATCGTATACATAATCATGCATGAGGAACAAAATGAGCTGGGAAATGTGAAACCTAAGACAATAGGCAAATGTATCGATGAGAAGATTTGCCTAGAAGGAATGTTTACTATTGTTCTTCGCTGTATGCAAGACAACGGAAGTCATGTTTTTGTAACACAAGCAGAGGATGGAGCAGTGAGTAAGTCTCCGATGGGGATGTTTGAAGAATTAGAAATTGATAATGATTTGGCATTAGTTGACAAGACGATTAGGGATTATTACTTCGCATCAGACGAAGAAATAGCATAGAAGATAGAAGGGAGAATAAGGATAATGACAGGATTTAACAAGCCACAGGGATATGATGAGGCACAGGCGATGGGAGAATTTACTCCTCTTAAGCCAGGCGGACATAAGCTCGTAATTTTAGGAGCAAAAAGAGAGTTATTAAAAGACAGATATGAGGTAATTAGAGTCCAGTTTGACACAGCGAAAGATGATGTACAGCCAGATTACTTTAGAAATTCCTTTGCAGCGGATATGAGAGAGAATAAAAAATACAACGGAGAATATAACGTGTTTACAGAGACAAAAGAATATAACGGTGTAAAAAGAAATGCTCTTAAAAACTTCCATACCGCTGTGGAGCATAGTAATAAAGGTTTTAAAGTGCAATGGGGTGAAAACTACTTTAAGCAATTTAAAGGTAAAGTTGTTGGTGGAGTCTTCCGTGAAGAGGAGTATTTAGATGGGCAAGGCAATAAAAAAACATCGGTGAAACTTATGCTCTTTAGAAGTGCAGATAAAATTAACGAAGTGGAAGTGCCTAAGAAGAAAACCCTAGAGCCAGAGCTACCTATAGCCCCTGTAGATGCAGACGGATTCATGCAGATACCAGACAGCTTAGAAGAAGAGCTGCCATTTGCGTAAAGAGGAGTTTGAATGAAAATTAATAAAGAAAATTGCCCTTCTGTGCCAGATTTCCCAACGCTGGTGTTAAAAGAGGCAAGAGAAATAGTGCCTGCGGATGATAAGCAGGCGCTATTTGAAGAAGCTGGGGAGATAGCAGAGAAGACACTAGAACAAATTAAGGATATTTTCGGAGAGGAAGAGCGAGATAAATATTTTTTAGCTTTCAGGGACAGAATGACAATTTTGACAGAACAAGAGGAGACAGAAATTACTGTCTGTAAGAATGGGATAATAAAGAATAAGACAATTAATATGAATCCTTCTTTCCACGCCTTTACGGCGAGTCAGCTGGTGCAGGCAGAATTTGCGCCACTAAAAGTAATTGTAGAAGATATTCTGAAAATAGGTGTCTGCGTTTTGGCGGCGAAATCAAAGATGTATAAGTCATGGCTTTGCTTGCAACTTGCAATTGCGGTAGCAAAAGGGCAAATGTTTTTAGGAAAGAAAACAACGAAAAGTGATGTCCTATATATAGATTTAGAAAATGATAAGAGACTTAGCAGAGAGCGATTAATTAAGTTACTAGCTGGAGAAGAAGCTCCTAGCAATCTTTTTATTATAAATGATGTTCCAATGATGGAAAATGGTTTTTCTACTGCGCTAGAAAGTTTTCTGGAGGGATATCCAGGAATCCATTTAGTTATAATTGATGTATTTACAATAATAAAGTATACAAAAAAATCGAATCAAAACGATTATGACACAGACTATAAGAGTATATCAGAATTAAAGAAAATAGCCGAAAAATACGAAGCAAGTATTGTATTAGTTGCTCATAGCCGTAAAATGATAGACCCTACAGACCCTTTTAGCAATATCATGGGCAGTACAGCCATGATGGGAGCATCTGACCAAGCGATTGTGATTCATAAGGAAAATCGAAGCGATAAAGAAGCTACTATAAGCATTACAGGAAGAACAGTAGAAGCCGAGGACTTTAAGGCAGAGTTTGACAAGTCTACTTGCAAATGGAAATTACTTGGCAGTGTGGAGGATTACGAGGATAAAAAGAAAGAGGAAGCTTACCGAAGCGACCCTATCGTTAAGACAATAAAGAAGGCTATTAGGGCAAATGGAGGCAAATGTAGTGGTAGAGCGCTTGATTTTATACAAGACAGTAAACGTTTTGGCTGTACTATCTATGGTTCTTCTCAAGCCTTTAACAAGAAGCTTGAAAAGCTGATACCTGACTTAGAATATTATGACAGTATTATATATAGTACCACTTTACAGGGAAAGGGAAGTATTATACACAATTTTGAACAAGAAATACCGTTTAAAGATTAATTTTTATTCATTTTGTTTTTTTTATTCATTTCATTCACACTTATAGTTGTTTTGTTTACTATTACTATAAACTAAATTTTTATTTTTTTTATTCATTTCATTCATTTTATTTATTTTTCTTTTTTATAACTGATGAATGAAATGAACAAAACCAATGAAATTTTTATATAGGCAAAAATGAATGAAATGAATGAAATCAACAAAATAAACAAAGTTTAAAGTAACTGTTTTAGACGAAATGTGAACTAGAAAGGAGAGCATAAAGCATGAGAGAGAGATTAACAAAAAAAGAAGTAATCCAAGAACATCACAAAATGTGGAACTGGATAGCCAGTCAATATAGAGATGGGCGAAAAGATAGGCCTATTAAGCTAAAGGAAGAATACCTTGAGCTGATGGGGTTTAAGAACATAAAAGGGAACTGTTTTTGTTGTCAATATGATTACCAAGAGGGAGAAATCCGCTGCGTAAACAGCCGGAATTCCCCATACCGCAAAATGCTAACCTATTATGAAGACACATGGGTTAGCGGAAGAACAAATAATTATTATATGGCAAAGTTGGCAATAAAGGTTGCAAATTTGCCAGAAAGAGAGGAAATTTTATGATTGTTGTTAATGAAGGGAATAGCGAGTGTCTAAGGTGTGAGCATTTTGATTTAGGTTTAGGATGTGCTTTAATAGCAGTTAAAAACGAACTACCTGCGTGCGGGAGAAATGTAGTTTTGACGCAGGAAGAGTATAAGAGGTTGGAAACTTTGAAAACTAAAAAGAAAGTTATCATAAAAACGATAGATAGTGATTTGCACATAGGCAGAATGACATTTAGAGCTGGCACACATACATATTGGTGTCCTAATTGCAACAAACCTGTTACTGGGGCTGATATATATTGCCGTCATTGCGGACAGGCTATTGGATGGGAGGAGAGTAGATAAAATGCTTTATCCAGCGTTAGAAAAATATATGATAGATAATAATTTATCTGTTAATGAATTTGGAAAACTGTGCGGTGTAACAGGTAGTACAATGTGTAGATATCTGAATAAGAAAATGATGCCTAATAAAGGGAGTATAGATAAGATTTTGAAAGCGACAGGCTTAAAATACGAAGAAGCTTTTAGTGAAGGGGAAGAGTTGTGGTAAGTAATAAAAAGTCTGGCAATGACTTTGAGACAGCATTTGCACAAACTCTCGCCAATAATGGATATTGGGTGCACGGTATAGCAAGTAAGAATAACGGACAGCCAGCAGATATTATTGCCGTTAAAAACGGTAGAGCATATTTAATAGATTGCAAGGTATGTTGCAAAGATGTGTTTGTTCTTAAACGTATTGAGCTAAATCAGCATTTAGCAGCTAAACGCTGGCGAGATTGTGGCAACGGAGAGTATTGGTTCGCCCTGAGGACGAGCGAGGGAGTTTACATAATGTCCTACACTAACCTTGCTAGATATGGTAAATCGGGGAGATCCAGTGTTAATTTAGACCAGATAAAGACATTTTGCTGTAGGTTGGAGGATTGGATGTGAAAAAGGATATAAGAAGAGGAGAAAAAGAATTTGACATGATGGCAGATTTGTGGCGACTCTACAAGAACTTTTATATCCCAGAGGATACAGATGAGTACTGGACAAGATTGACTAAAGCAAGGGATGATTTTGCTGAAAAGTACAAGTCCAAACTTGCTAAAGATTTAGTTATGGATGTTTATATCGAGTTAGAGAGAAGGTATAAACAGATGTTTAAGGGGGCGATAGCGTGACACACGAACAGATGTGGATAAGGTTTAGAAAAATAAAGAAGGATAAACCATATCTTGAAATTACTTGCCCTGTGTGTAATAAAGAAATAAAAGAAGGTGATAATGAAATAGAATATTCTAAGAGTAGAAGTGGAAGCGAAATTTTTATTCACCTTGATTGTGTTATATTGCATGGAGTTCACACGGCGGTATCCGTGTACAAAATATGAGAGGAGAGAGGAAAGTGCATGTAAAGATAAGCAACGAGATTACAATCACAAATCCAGCCAGAGAGATTTTGGAATATTGCGAAAGAGAACTTGTGATAGTGAATCCTGAATACATAAAGAAAGAGCGCATGGGATTGTGGGTTGGAAATACTCCGAGAGTGCTAGAGCTTTATATAAAAGATGGGCGTGATATTATTGTTCCTGTTGGAGTTTTCCGTTATATTAAAGCTTTGATTGATGCTAGTAAAATTCCTTGTTCTTACACTTTGGATTTTGGGGATCTAAAGCCTATAAATTACCGAGCAGAGGTAGAGTTATATGACTACCAAGAGCAGGCTGCGGATATTATGTTTAAACATGGGTTTGGCATCCTGCAAGCTCCGACTGGGTCGGGCAAGACTCAGATGGGGATTGCCCTAATTGTAAAACATGGGCTAAAGGCTTTGTGGCTTACGCATACGACAGATTTGCTTAGCCAGTCTTACGAGCGAGCGGAAAGGTATATAGACAAGTCTCTGTTAGGAAAGATAACAGGTGGTAAGGTACATATTAGCGAGGGAATAACCTTCGCCACGGTGCAGACCTTAGCAAAACAGGATTTAACTAGATATAAGTACGTGTGGGATATAGTTATCGTAGATGAGTGTCACAGATGTGCGGGGACTCCTACTTCTTACACAAGGTTTTCCAAGGTAATTAGTTCTTTAGCCGCAAGGCATAAGTATGGATTATCTGCTACCGTGCACAGGTCAGATGGGTTAATTAAGACAGTGTATGCTCTGCTTGGAGATGTAAACTGTATCGTTCCTAAGGAGGCTGTAGCAGATGAGGTGATGCAGGTTACAGTCCAGAGAGTAGATACAGGTTTAGACGAGATACCAGAGGAGGCGTTAGATACAGATGGTATGTTAATTTATGCAAGATTTATTTCTGCCTTATCTAAAGATAGAAAAAGAAATGCCCTTATTAAAAGCTATCTCATTAAGAATCAAAAGTACTATAATTTGATTCTATCAGATAGGCTTGAGCAGTTGTATGATTTGTATGAGGGACTTCCTTCTTCTGTTCGAGGGCAGGCGGTTGTTATTGATGGTAAAATGACAGGGAAGAAAGGAAGAGAAGAAAGGAAACAAGCAATTGAAGATGTGAGGAGTGGAAAGAAACATTTTCTATTTGCTACGTATAGTCTTGCAAAAGAAGGCTTGGACATTCCGAGGTTGGACAGGTTGCACCTTGTTACTCCACATAAGGATTATGCTGTTGTTGTGCAGAGTGTTGGGAGAGTAGCGAGAAAATGTAAGGGGAAAGAATCGCCGATTTGCTACGATTATGTAGATGCAGTAGCGGAAAAGGCTTGGAAAGCAAGGTGTAGACATTATAAAAAGTGTGGATGTCTGTTCTATAAAGATAGAGTACAATGGCAACAAGAAAAGATAAGAAAAAGCGAATTTGTAATAGAAATGCATTAGCGAGAAAGTCTGTCTGATTGACAGGCTCTTTCGTGTGTTAGGAGGGATAGAGTGACGGCAAAAGAGTACTTACAGCAAGTGTTTTATTTGAATAAAAAAATTAATCGCATGATTAGGGAAAAAGAAGCTTTGCAAAGTATTCTATATTCCGTTGGAGGTGTATCCAATGAAGAGAGAGTGCAGGGCGGGAGCGTTGGAAATCGTACGGAGAATTTAATTGCAAAGATTGATGAAAAGGAAAGAAAGATTAATAGCAAGATTGATAGATTGGTTGAGGTAAGATATGGAATTGCAGAAGAAATTTATAAGATTGACAATGAAAATTATGTAGAAGTATTGTTTAAAAGGTATATTTTGTTAGAGCAATGGAATGAAATAGCTGATGAAATGGGATATACTTATCAGTATACAATCTTGTTGCATGGATTAGCTCTAAAAGAGTTTCAAAAATTCAATGAAGATTCAATAGGTATTCAATGAAGATTCAATAGGTATTCAATTGCGATATATTTAATATCTGTGCTATAGTGTATCATGTAAAAAAACAAAGAAAAACAGAAAAGAAGCTACCTAGTTGGTAGTCTTATAGAGGACGCTTGTTGTATAGATACATAAGGAGTTGATGATAGATATGGTAAAAAATAGTTTAGGGGAAATTGCAAATGTGAAAAAATCAAGTTTAACAGGGATAGCAGTGTCAAGTTGGAAAGAATTACAAGCTCTTGTGCGAGCTGGCAAGGCAAGTGAAGTGGTTGAACTAGGAGACAGATTGGTTTGCAAACGTGGAGACACGAAGCTAACTTGGGAAGTTGTTGGATTTGACCAAGATACACCAGTTGATGAAAACTTTACTCATTCGCTAACTCTTGGTCTGTGTCATTGTTTACCAGAGTTCGTAACTTTTGATGCTGGTGAAAAACTCTATTGTTGTGAAGAAAGGCTTCCAGCAGGTACGTATCATTTCACTGTACCTGAAGAATTGTCAGACTTATCGCACGGCGGAAGTAAAATACAGTTTACTATTGACGAAGATTTGCTAGCTGGAGATTATATTAGTATATCAGAACAAAGTTATAGTTATTCTATGAAGTTATATGCTGTTCACCGTGGACAAGGAACGGAATCATTAGACTTTTCGATTGGAAACAAGGGCACAGATTTAGGTATTGCGGACGGAACAAGCCCTAATTTAAATGATTTTTCTAAGGGTATATCTGGTTTTCACAGATGGAAAAGTTCCAGCCTTAGAAATTATTTAAACACGGATAAAACAATTGATGAATACAAGTTTAATTTTTCGGATACCTGGTTGGAAGACACAGCTGGTTTTTTACATGGCTTAGACGATGATTTCCTTGCTGTGATTGGTAAGGTGCAAAAAACTCAGATAGTAGGAAGTTATATGTTAAATTTAAATTATACCAGTAAAGAAGAGACAACTGACGATTTGTTTTTCATACCATCGTTGAAAGAATTGGGATATGACGTATCTTCAATTGAACATTCTACTGGGGATACAGGAAAGACTTATCAGAGATTTCAATATGCCTATAATAAAGGAGTAGATTCTTCAAGATTAAGGAGAAAAAACGGTGTTGTTTCTCCTTGGTGGACACGTACTACGCAACTCTATAGTAATGATGCGGGTTGCTTATTTGCTGTTAACGTAGATGGGGCGGCTAAGAGAACAGGATTTGCTAATACAAATAATGTAACTTCTGGTGGCGTCCCATATAGACCAGGGATAGTACCATTTTGTTGTATCGTATAAAATAGGGAGGGAAAAGATGTTTCAAAGAATAACAAAATTAGAGCGTATTATGAAAGCAGAACAAGAAAACATTGTTTTTGTGCAAAAGCTTGAAAAAGCAAATGCAGATTTAGAGTATCTTGCGATGATGACAGACGTAGAAATGGCAGATATGACAGATACGGATACACAAGGGGAGAAAGAAAATGAATAAATTTGAAAAGGTAAAAATTTTTTATGAGAAAAGACTCTGGAGCAAAAAAAGAGTTAGGGATGCAGTAATAAAAGGTTGGATTAGCGGAAAGCAGTATAAAGAAATTACAGGAGAAGAATATAGTAACTAAGTTTGTCAAAGGTATTAGTTAAGAAAGAGTGAGACAATTAAGAGGAAAAAAATTTTCAAGATGTCATATAAATGTTGCTAAGATGTCACTAGGATGTCATATAAATGTCACTAGAATGTCACTTCTATCTGTGCTATAGTATATCATGTAAAAAACAAGGAAAAACAGAAAAGAAGCTACCTAGTTGGTAGCCTCTTCTCTACAGAGTTCATCCAGCGTGACGTGTAAGGCATCTGCAAGCTTGATTGCAGTATCGACTTTACAACGGTCAAAACGCTCAATATCTTCTATTGTACGTTTAGGAACGTTCGATAGTTCGGATAACGCTCGAATGGATAGACCTTGTTGGTTGCGTATTTTTTTTAGGTTCATCTTTGCCTCCTTAAAAGATTAATAAAAATAATCCAACTACTACAATAATTAAAAATAAAATCATAAAAATGAGTTGTAGCAAACTGAAAAATGTTTTTTTATTCATGTTGTTTTATGGATGGAAATATGATATATTTTTTGTAAGGGAGGAGTTCTCCTCCCTTGTCTTTATAGGATGCTCTCTATAATCATTTTTATTACGGCTACGAGAGTTCCTATTTCTAGTGCGAGCTGAGTAAGTGCCGATACCACTTTTCTTAGCTCGTTAATTTTTTTCTCCATCCTTTTCACCTCCTTTCTATGATTTAAGTATACCACGTTATAACGTGGAAGTCAAGAGTTATTTTAAATATTTTTTTAAAAAGAGAGTATTATCGATACCCTCTTTTTTTCTTTGTGGAGGGGAATCTTGTATTTGGAAAAAGAATAATTATTTTGGAAAAAGTATTTCCGAAAAAGAAAAAGTATTTTGTAAAAAAATCTGGTTGTTTGTATTGTGAAGATATTTTAACAAAGATATGGAGTGGTATGACTAATTTATGTTGCTGGATGACCATGCTTTGTATTGATATAACGTTGTATATAGAACGTGAAAGATATACAATGCTTTACTAGTCATGGAAGTAGTTCACAAAGAATAATATCTGCCAACTCAGACAATGGCAATAGTAGCAGTTGCTATTGTCTTATCTAGTAGATAGAGTTAGAGTAGGTACGAAGCTATATGTCTTTAGGGTGAGTTTGCTTGTAGCCGTGACAGTGAGCCAGTGGTTTGTGTCCTTGTCGCGTGCTAGGCTGGTAGTGCTGTGTCTAGTTAGTGCTTGTCTTTGCGTGTGCCTTAGTGAGCGACACGGTTGCATAGAGGGATGATACAGAGTGCTGTGTTAAGCTTGGTGTGGTTTTTATAATAATTATTACGAAGAGAGAAGAAGCCAAAAAGGACGAGGTCGGTGAAAAAAGACTGTTTTAGTAAAAAAAGGTACTTCTAAGCCGTAAACTTGTGCGGGTCAGCGGAGGTGCATAAAATTGCCCCAAAAAAACTATTTTTTTTAGGGGCCTTGAGGTTGTTTTGAGTCCTGAAAACCGCATAAATCTTAGATTTTTAATTTTATTTGCGGTGGAAAGGAGAAAAAGGGGTGGTTGTTTGGCAAAGAAATTAATTTTGGAAATATCATCAGTGGAGTTGGCGAGTCTTTTAGGAATTACCCAAGAAAGAGTGAGACAATTAAGAGAGAAAAATCTTATTCCGTATAGTAAAAAAGGAAATAGATACAAATATATTTTAGAGGAAGCAGTACAAGCGTATTGTTCCATGTTAAGAGAAAAGGCAGCAGGGCGTAGTTTAAATGCATCTGAAGAAGAATTAAAAAAAGAAAAGCTACAAGCTGAAATTATTCTAAAGCGTTCTCAAGGGGAATTGCATATGCTAAAAACAGCCATTGAGAACGGTGAATATCTTCCTATTGAACAAATCACGAATGATTATAACAACTTCTTCTCTGAATTTCGTTCTTTTGTCCGTAGTCTACCTCAGGTTATTACTAGCGAGATAGGTTCTGAGTTGAGCGAACATAAGAAGCGATTGATACAAAAAAAGATTTTAGACCGTATCGATGAGAGACTGGAAGAATTTGTGTTAGACATTGAGCCAAAGAAGAAAGCAGGCGGACGACCAAGAAAACTTAAGCATGATGGATAGACCTGAGTACATACAACAGAGTTTGGATAAGTTTCTGAAACCACCAGAAAAAATGAAAGTTTCGGAATGGGCTGAAAAATACCGTATACTGGATAAAAAATCGTCTGCTATTGCTGGAAAATGGAATAATGAGATTACACCGTATTTGGTAGGAATTATGGATGAGGCGAATAACTTTGATACAGAAGAGATAGTCTTTTGTAAACCGACACAGGTAGGTGGAACCGAAGCCATTAATAACATTCTTGGATATTTTATTCACTTGGATCCATCCCCTACGATGCTTGTTTATCCGTCAGATACTTTAGCGGAGTCAATTAGTAAGAATCGACTCGAACCCATGTTTCTTGCTTCGAAAGTACTTAGGAACCGGTATAAAAAATATCAGTCTGATAAACTTGAGATGCAGTTTGATGGTATGTATTTAAGTTTAACAGGAGCAAATTCTCCCTCTCAATTGGCGTCTAAGCCAATAAGGATTCTGCTTATGGATGAGGTAGATAAGATGCCGCCTGCGACAAAAAAAGAGGCAGACCCGATCTCACTCGCAAGGGAGAGAACGAAAACATTCTTTAATCGCTTAATTGTTATGGCTAGTACTCCAACAACGGAAGATGGACATATATGGAAAAATCTAAAAAGCTGCGATATTGAAAAACATTTTTTTGTGCCTTGTCCGCATTGCGGAGAATACATCGAGTTACAATTTGCACAAATCAAATGGAACAAAAAGGAAGATGGACAGACCGAAAAGGACAGGGCAGAAACAGCGGTATATATTTGCCAGGAATGTGGAAGTATCATTGAAGATCGATATAAAACAGGTATGATTCGCCACGGAGAATGGAGAATTGTAGAAGAGAGAAGCAAGCACCATCAAAAAGTAGGATTTTGGCTTAATACATTATATAGTCCATTTGTCTCATTTGTAGATGTTGCCAAGGAATTTATTGTGTCTCAGGGCGACCCTGATAGGATGCAGAACTTCATAAACAGCTGGTTGGCAGAACCATGGGTAGAAGAAAAGCTTAAAACGGATGCAGATATTGTAAGGAGCAGACAGACGAAACTTCCAGAATTTACTGTGCCGAGTTGGGCTAGGTTACTTACAGCAGGTGTGGATGTTCAGACGAATAAATTCTACTGGACGATAAGAGCATGGGGAAAGCATATGACGAGTCAAAATGTGTGCCACGGCACAGCGTATTCTTTTGGTGAAATAGAAGATATTATGAATCTTGATTATCCATGTGAAGATGGAGAAAGAAAAGTAGTAGACTTATGCTTGATGGATAGTGGATATGATACAGATAATGTATATAATTTTTGTATTCGCAATTCGGATTGGTGTGTTGCCTGTAAGGGAGCTAACCGTACCTTAAAAAGTTATTATGATCTTAGCACAGTAAATAAAGATAACAATCTATTTGGAATTAACCTACTTACTATTGATACAGATAAATATAAAGATGATATAGCAAAACGTATGGGATTAGAAAATGGCAAAGGGTCTTGGATGGTACATACAAATATCGATGACGATTACTGTGATCAGGTGACAGCAGAGCATAAAATAGTTGTAAAAAGTGGTGGACGCAAAGTTGAAAAATGGAAACAAAAAAGAAAAGATAATCATTATTTGGATGCAGAGGTTTATGCTGCCTGTGGAGCGGATTTTTTAGGTGTTCGCCGACTTTTCCTTGAGGATGAAGAATCTTCTAGGAGAAGGAAAATAGAAAAAGCAGAAGATATTAGGTTGAACAAGATAGAAGAAGATGAATTCGAGTTAGGAGGATTTGATGATTGGTTTAAATAAAAATACAGAAACAGAAGAACAGTTGGAAGAGCTGACATCGAAACAAGTAGAAGAGGCAATTCGGGCAGTACTCTATGGTGGACAGTCATATCAGATAGGAAGTCGTTCTTTAACCAGAGCAAACCTCTCTGAATTATATGCTTTAAGAGATAAATTAAAAGCAGAAGAGATACAAGAAGAATCCTTCTTATTAGGTAATTGTTATCAAGCTTTTTTTGATGGGAGGTAAACAATCGTGCATATATTCGATAAAGTAATTGGTTTTTTCTCCCCAGAAAGAGCGTTGAAAAACGCCCTAATACGAGATGAGTTACGTTTTTATGACGCAAATGCAGACCATAGAAATTCTGATTGGAGAGCGCCGACAGGCGGTGCAGAGACAATAGATTCTTATTCGAGGGGACCACTTAGAGATAAAGCTAGAGATTTAGAACGTAATTCGGATATTACAAATAGTATTATTACCGCATATGTGAGAAATACAGTGGGATTTGGATATAATCTGCAAGCGAAAACACCAAGTGAAAAACTAAATTCTAAAATTGAATTGCTGTGGAAGATGTGGTGTAAAAAACAGTACTGCGATGTAACGGGGCAACAGTCTCTCGCACAGATGTTACGTATGCTGATTCGTAGAAAAAAGGTAGATGGAGGTATTATTTTTCTGAAAGTTTATGATAAGAAGAGGACAATACCGTTCCAACTTCGAGCGATGGAAGTAGACCAACTGGATGACTCGCAACAAAATCCATCTTATAAGGGAAATATAGTGCTAGATGGAATTGAATACGATAAAAATGGAAAACCTGTTTATTATTATTTTAAGCAGTATGACATCTATGGGAATTTAAAGCTAGAAAACTTTAAAGCTCCAGCAAAGGATGTCATTTTTTTGTGGACGAAAAAACGTCCTACGCAATTAAGGGAAGTGACAGACTTTGCTCCAGTTTTAACTAGAATCAGAGATCTGAATGAATACATAACAACAGTAGCAGTGAAAGAAAGAGCAGCAGCTTGTTTGTCGGTTTTTATTACTCGTAAAAATAGCACAGCTGGAAGATTAGCCGAGTTAAATAATAGAGGAAAAGAGCGAAGAGAAGAGCGTTACAGGAGAAAAAAATTAAGTCCAGGATTGATACAAGAATTAGATGCGGATGAAGATATAGCTGTAGTAAATCCTAGTGGACAGGCAGCAGAGGCAGATAGTTTCCTTCGCATTATGCAGCTCTTAATTTCTTCGGGTATGGGACTCTCCTATGAGGCAGTAACAAGAGATTTGTCATCTTCGACATATTCTTCCGCCAGACAGGGAGCCGTGGAGGATGAGTTTACCTACGAGGAGGATATAGAGGTTATCAATGATTTTTTAAATGAGGTGTATGAGACTTTCGTTTTAATCTGTGCAAGTAAAGGAATTATAAAAATGAACATGGATATATTTTCTGATGTGGAGAAGAAGCAATTATATTTGACCCACGAGTTTATTCGCCCGCCGAAAAAATGGATTGACCCTGTAAAAGAAAGTAATGCGACTCAGACAGCTTTGAAGTCTGGTCAAAAAACATTTAAGGAAATGGCAAGCGAAAACGGAAGAGACTGGAAGCAACAGCTTGATGATATGAAGGAGGTGCAAGAGTATGCCAAAGAGTTAGGGTTAGACATATCCAATATGATTTATGGAGTTAAGATAGGAGGGGAAGATGAAGTAGATGAAACGACAGATGAATCAACAGACGAGCAAGAACCGATTAATGACGAGGAGTCGGGAACAGGGGATGACAAGAACGATTCCTTTGGAAATTCTGTCGAGCAATGACAGAAGAGTGAGACTATCTTTTTCCTCGGAGTTTCCAGTGAAACGTTATGACTGGGCAAATGATGAATTTTACGATGAGGTATTGGGACATAGAGCGGAAGAAATAGACTTTTACAGGCTTAGAGAGCTGGGGGTTGTGCTTTTCAATCACAATACAGATAGAGTTATTGGAAAGATTGTAGAAGCTGGAATAGAAAATGAAAGAGGAGTTGCTACAATCGAGTTTGATAATGATCAATTTTCTAGGGATATCGAAGAAAAGGTGAAGAGTGGAACCTTAAAAGGGGTTAGCATGGGATATCGTATTGAAAAGACGGAGCGCACACAAGGCGGCAGAAGAGCCACGAGGTGGTATCCGTACGAGATATCAATTGTAAGTGTACCAGCTGACCCAACAGTAGGAGTAAATAGGAGGTTAGATACAATGGATTTAGAAGCTTTATTGAATGAAGAGAGAGAATTGAGTGGTATTAAAAATTTAACAGAAGAGCAAAAAAGAAGATTAAAGGAAGTAAGAAATAAGATTAGGGAATTACAAGAAGGTGGGAATAATAGAAGACTGCAAGATGAAGGGTTGCACGTGGCAAATTCAGCCAGTCCAGCAGATGAACCAGCAAGGATTGGTGAGGAAGATGTGCAAAGAGCGATTAGAGAAGAAAGAGAAAGAGCAAGAAATATTAGAAGTTTATGCCAGCAATTTGATGTAGAATCCCAGCCATTTATTGATGCGGGAAACACAATTGATGAGGTAAGAACAGCAGTGTTAGAGCAGCTTTTCGCAAGAACATCCGTAATGGGAAATTCTAGGTTTTATAGTGGAAATCTTGAAGTAACTGACCAAAGAGAAAATATGGTTCGTGCAATGTCAAATGCATGCTTGATGCGCGGAGGTATTCCAGTAGGAGAAGAGTCACAAAGAAGAGAAGCGGAACAGTTTGTCGGAATGACTCTTCGTGATATGGCAATTTATTCCCTAGAAAAAGATGGAGAGTCCAATGCTAGAATGATGTCTCCAGATGAGATGTTTTCTCATTTGACTAGACAATTTTTCAATCCAGAAGCATCCTTCCCATCCATCTTAGATAAGACTGTAAAGAAGGCTTATGTTGCTGGATATCAGGAGTACGATAATAGCTATGAAGAATTCTGTAGCTTTGGTTCTTTACCGAACTTTAAGAAAACAGATAGTATGTACGTGCAAGGCTCTTTTGATTTGTTTGAGGAAGTGCCAGAAAGTGGAGAGTTAAAACATGGTACAACAGAAGACTTTAAGCGACCAACTAGACAGTTAAAGACATTTGGTCGCCAGTTTACTTTATCAAGGAAAGCATTTATTGATGATGATATTGGACTTGTAACATCAATGCCAAAACGTTGGGCAAAGGCAAAAGAAAGAACAGTGGAACAGCAGGTCTTTTATGCACTGTTATCTAATCCAATAATCTATGACGGAAAGCCTCTGTTTTGCAAAGAGCATAATAATGTCATGAAAACGGCGGCAGCGATTAGTGGAAATTCTGTAAAAGGCATGATTATTAAGATTGGAGATGCGGTAAATGATGAGGGTAAACCAATTATCGTAAAGCCAAGTGGCATGATTGTACCTTTAGGATGCGCTTTTGACTTCCAGACAATCTTTTTGTCACAGACAATCAATACACCAGCAAACACGCAGGCAGCAAATCCACTATATCATTATCCAATTAAAATTGTGGAGACACCTTATATTAATTATGCTGGAGGAAAAACAGACCCTTATTTCATGTATTCTAAAGATGTGCCAGGAATTCACATTGACTATTTGAATGGTCAGAAGATGGCGACAGTTAGAAAGAGTGAAAAAGCAGGTCAATTGGGCTTTATTTGGGATATCTACTGTGATTGGGGCATCGCAATCCTTGATTATCGTGGATTAGTTAAGAATGATGGTATTAAAGTAAACTTAGATTTATAGGAGGTAGAAGATGACTGGAAAATACACACAAAGAGGAGAGAGCATTGATTTTATAAACAATACAGGTGCAACAATCCTACCTGGCGAAGTAGTTGCTTATGGTGATAAGTTTTATGTATCGGGTTGTTTGATGAAAGATGGAGAGCTTGGTACATTACATACCTTTGGAGTGTTTAAGTTTCCGTGTGCTGAAGCTGGGACATTTGCTCCAGGTGATGGCATTGCGTATACAGATGGCGATGTTGGCGTTAAAGCAGGTGTAGGGTTTGGAATTTGTGTAGAGACTGTGGAAAAGACAGTAGAGGCAGGAGATTTTATTTCTGTGATGTTACAGTAATGAGCAAGTTTAAGCAACAATTGGAAAAGGATAATGTACAAGTCTTTATCGATACAGAGGAAATGGCCGATTACCATAAAGTAAACGGACAAGATAAAAAGTGTATTTTGGATGAAGTACAAAGAAATAAAACAGGGGCTGGGAAATCGTCGGCAGATACGAGACAGAAAGGGTATCAGACGATAACTCATCTCCTTTTTATCACTCTACAGGAGCTTGGATTTGTTCCAGAAGTAAGAAGAACTATAGATATCGATAATAACAGCTATGAAATTACTGGTGTTGAGATTTGGAATAATATGGTTGAGATAACTTTGGCACGAAGAGGAGCGCTAGGAAAGAGAAGTACCTATCAGTACGGAAGGGAGAGTGGAGATGGCTTATAATTCGTTAGAATTTGAAATCAAAGGCGCAAAAGAAATACAAAAAAAGCTAGATTCTGTAAATAAGAGATTTCCTCCAGTGCTGCGTACAGTAATAAATAATGCTGCAAAAGATACAAAAAAGGATTTAGATAAAGCTTATAAGAAGAAATATGCCTTGAAACGAGGGTCTAAAACTGCGACTTTAAAGAGCGAAGTCAAGAAAGCTAATTCTGAAGATTTAAACGCTGGAATCAAAGCCAAGGGAGCGTTTGTCTCGTTATCTGAGTTTCAAAATTCTAAGAATACAAAGGGAAAAGGAGCAAAGGCTCACGTATATAAATTTACATCAAAGAAAGAACTTGTAAAAGAAGGAATAAGGGCTTTTGCTATTGAGAAAAACGGGAAAAGAATCATTATTCGTCGCTATCCAAAAGGAGAGAAGGGAAAACGAGGAGGAAAATTCTTTTGGTTTCCAACAGGTTTTCTGGCTTATATGTATTTTGATAAAGAAACGATGGAACAAGAATCTCCAAGGATTATTGATCACTTGGAAAAACATGCAAGAGCACAGATGAGAAAGGTGTTATCAAACTAATGTTACAGGTAGAAAAAATAGAGCGATTAATGAAAGAGCGTATTTTAAAGCTATTCCATAATCGCTTTCTTTATGACGAAGAAAAGAAGCAGGAAAAAGAGTTAAAAGTTTATATTGAAGAGCTTCCAGAAGTGAGAAGTGATGAGGAAGAGATAAATCTATATCCGTATGTATTGATACAGTTTCAGGGAGGAAAAAAGGATGATTGGAACAGCAAGGAGAGAATAACGTTTTATCTCGTAATCGGTGTGTGGGCACTTGATTATACTGGTAGAGTCCGAGTGATAAATGCGATTGATACAATTACAAATGAGTTTTTTCGCAATCGTTCTGTTGGGGATGCAATACTAGAAATGCCACTTGAGACAGCGATGGACAGTGAGGCAGAGTTTCCTTTTTATTTTGGCGGCATTGCAATGAATTTTAAGGTAGAGACACCACAAGAGGAGGGATACTATTTATGATACAAATTGAAAAAGAACAAGTATATGTTTATCTTGGCAAAACAATTGGAACAGTACATCAATATGACCGTTTTAAAAATGGAATACCGAATGATTTGAGAATAATGGTTTCGAAGGAACCACTTTTGGAGCGTATGATTATTCCTGTAGAGCAGTTTTTGCAGGCTAAGCAAGATATTGAAACGGATGGAACTGTTTTAAATAATGTGTATAAACAGATTGATAAGAGATTAGGAGGTGAATAAAATGTCAGAATTGTATAAAAGAGGCGTCTATGTTACGGAGGGGACAACGGAGACGATTAAAAACTATGATATTACAGAATGTAGTATCCCATTCATAGTTGGGTGTGCGCCAATTAATATGGCAGAAAATGCGTTAGTTAATCGGTGCGTACTTATAAATTCACTTGCGGATTTTCGTTCTAAATTTGGCTCCAGTGAAAACTTTGAGGAATATAACTTATGTGAAATAGCAGATGCGATTTATAATATGCAAACAGAAGCAACAGCGATTTTTGTTAATGTACTTGATCCTGAAATTCATAAGAAAACTGTAGATGTAAAGCTAGAAAGAAATAATTCCATCGCAGTTATTCCTCAGACAGGCATCATTAAAGAGAGTCTTGTATTGGAAGGAATTGATATGCAGGATTATACATTATCCTACAATGAGGAAGGATACCTAAAAATTAGTTTCTTGTCAGAGGAAGCCACTCAAAAAGTACAGACAATCGAAAATGTTACGGTAGATATTTTGGATCCAAGTAAAGTAACAGATATAGAAATTATTGGAAATTATGATGTGTCTAATGGAAAGAGGACAGGCTTGCAGCTTGTAAATGCATGTATGCCACAGACAGGTGTGGTGCCAGCTTATATCGTTATACCTGGGTATTCTTCGGAACCAGTTATAGCTATTGCGATGGAGGCGGCATCGCAAGATATTAATGGAATATTTGAAGCTATCCCAATTTATGATTTGGATTGCATGAATTATACATCTGTTAATGATATCCCGAATGCTGTGGCAGCGTTAAAGGTACGAAAAGGTATTGCTGTTTGGTTAATGCCAGAGATTAATGGCAGAATTTATCATGGCTCATCAGTAAAAACTGCGGTAACAATGAGGGTTGATGCCATAAATGGAAACGTACCTTGGTCATCTACGTCAAATGTATCTCTTAACATTACAACGACACGTCTAGGAGATGGTACAGAATATGTTTTGGACCGTGAACAGGCGAATAATGTAGTGGCACACGGAGGATATACATTTTTAAATAATTTTGGTTGGAGAACGTGGGGAAATAACCTGTTAGTTTATCCAAACCATACTGATGCGAAAGACAGGTGGGAAACGATAAGAAGAATGCTTAATTGGTGGAAATTAAGATTTGTGAGACAGTATATTGACTACATCGATGCTCCGATGGGAGCATCCCAAATCGAATCTATCATAGAAGCGGAACAAGAGTTGATTGATGCCTATGTTGCTAACAAATACATTGTTGGTGGGAATGTTTCTTATGAAGATGCGGATAATCCAGAAGAAGATATTGTAGAAGGGATTCTTAGATTCCGTATTTCTCTTGGATTTCATATTCCGAATGAACGCATTGAAAGTACTATTTTGTTTGATCCCAATATTTTGCTAGAAGCTTTAACAGGAAAAAGCGAACAAGTATCAACAAGAAATGGGTCATTGGAGGAGGTGTGGTAAAAAATGGCAGATTGGACAAAAAAGCAAAACTGGAAAGAACAAACCATAGATGAATCAACAAAAATGTTTCAAAACACCATAAGCAAAGACCCACTTTACGGGTATGAACTAATTGTTCCAGAAGCGATTAATCGATATAATGTATATCGGCAGTATGAGGCTGGAAGTTCTAAGAACTTACAATTTATGGGTATGGGAGATGAAATTAGTCTTCCGTCCCTGGAAGCTTTAACAACAACAACTTCGGGTCCAGGAATCCTTGGAGAAATTGAATCTCCCTTAATAGGGCAATACGGATCTTTGGAACTTGGTCTTAATTTTAAGACGATTAATCAAAGTAATATCGATTTACTCACACCAGGGCAGCCGATGGGAATTTCCATACGGGCAAATCAGCAAAATTTAAACAGAAACTCAGGTGTAACAATGTTTTCAGGACTTAGAATTTTTGCCAGAGGAAGAGTAAAAACATTTGAGAACGGTACGTTAAAACAAGGAGATTCTTTAGGTTCATCGATGACTCTGGAATTACATAAATATCAAGTTTCCATTACACTTCCAGGTGCGAGTCGAAAAAATGGATGGATCACATTACTTAGCCTTGATAAATTGAAAGGATATTTAAAACTTTTGCAGCGACAATCTGATGGTAGCTACAAACTTATAGATGTTATTGGTGAAGATGATTTTCAGTATGATAAATAAATAATAAGGGAGGAAGTTTACGTGAATACAGAACAAAAAGAAGTACATGAACTCAAAATCGTAGAAGAGGGAACAAAACAAACTGAGTTAGTTGTTATGCTAAGCAATCCAGCAGAGGATGATTTCGGAAAACAAATTGATATGATTGATTTGAATGCATTACAGTCAGTGACAGGTACTGTACTAGCAGAAGCAAATCGGATTTACGAAAAGAGAAATCCTGGCATGACAATTATGAAAGAAATAGAGATGGATTATTTATTTATCTTAGCTCATCTTATTACAGGGTATTCTATTGATTTCTTTTATAATTTACCGCTTAAGGATTGTATGAAAGTAAAAAACGCATTGCTGATCTACTTAAACTCCTAGGCATTTATGAACCTAGTGATATTAAGGAGATCAAAAAAATATGTCTTATAATGTCAATGACAACATATACAGGTTATAACATTTTTATGAATGAGCCAATTCCAGATTTGATGGAATTGGCTCATTTAGTTGGAGAAATTACAAAAGAGCAGGAGAAAAACTAGAGGGGGGTGACACAATATTGCGAAGACAGAATTAGAACTTCTTTTGGAGATTAAAGGTAAGTTGGATGCTTCTGTTGGGAAATCAGTAAAAAACACACAGGAACAAATCTCTCTCTTAGAAAAAACGGGAGCTAAGCTAACGGTAATGGGAGATAAGTTAAACAGTGGTGTGACAGAACCTTTGGTTAATATAGGGAAATCATCGCTAGGAACAGGGGCAGAGTTTGAGGATGCCTTAAGTCAAATGGCTTATGCGACAAAATTGTCAAATAAAGAAGCAAGAAAATATGTAGAGACAGTATCAAGTATGGATACAACGGGGCTTTTTGACCCAACGCAGACGGCGGAGGCAATAACAGAACTTGGAAAAGGTGGTCTGGCACTAGAAGATATTAAAAATGGTGCACTGGATGCCGCCAAGGCATTGTCTGGCGGCTCTGAGCTTGCCTTTGGAGAAGCAGCTAATACTTTGATACAGGCAAAGGGGGCATTTAATTTGAGTGCAGATGAGTTGATGGATGCCTCAAACGCTTTTGTTGGAGTAGCAGATGCATCGACTCTTGATGTATCTGACATTACGGAGGCACTTTCTCAGCTCGGAGCGGCTGCTGATAATGCAGGTTGGGACATTAAAGAAACGTCTGCTGCTATTGCAGTATTGGGAGATCAAGGAATTGAAGGCTCAAGTGCAGGTACATCCTTAAAAACAATGCTGCAACGTCTCAGTGCCCCAACTAAATCAGCGAGAGAAGCGAATGAAAGTTTTTTCAAACAAATTCGAAATACAAATGGTTCGATGAAGAGTGCAGCGGAAATTGCTGGGATTATGCAGGAAGAATTCGGAAAACTGGACGCAGAGACAAGAGATATTCAGTTAAATAAAATTTTTGGTTCGGATGCTTCTAGGGCGGCAATTTTTTTCGCCAAGGTTGGAAAAGAAGGACTTGAAACGTATATCGAGGCGGCAAAAAACGCAAATGCCGCAAACGAGGCTATGGAAAGTAGATATGGTGAGTTGAATCTCGCAATAATGAAATTAAAAATAAATGCACAGTGGGCGGCAATCGCTATTTTTGATGCAATTAAGCCGTACGCCTTAGAATTGCTAGAGATTGGCTCTCAAGTTTTGAAATGGTTCAAAGACTTGCCACAGCCAACACAGCGAATGATAATTCTCTTTGGATTGATTGCAGCCGCCGCTGGCCCCTTACTTGTTGTTCTCGGACAAGTCGCATTGGGAGCGAGCACCATATCGGATACATTTGGCAAAATTACAGCTCCAGGAATGAAGGGGTTTCAAAAATTCTTTGACTTTCTAAAAACTAAAATAGACGACCAAATAGCCGCAAATAAACGGTTGTCGGATGCCTTTAAAAATGTCGATGCGCCAGAAGTAAGCAGTAAAAAAACAACTCCGTCTCTATCTGGGGTACAAAAGCAAGCTGAGACTGCCGCAAACATTCCTATGCCTGCTGTACCAGATTTAGGAAGTAAAACTAAAGGCTTAAAGCTTCCTAAGATAGGAGGAATCTCTGCTTTTGGAAAAGTAGGAGATGTTATTGGAAAGGTAGTTTCTAAGCTTGGAGAAGCAATAACAAAACTTCCACTTGTGCAAAAGGCACTTGGAGGCTTGGCAAAGGCGGGCGGAGGAGTTGCAAAAATATTTGGACTGTTAAAAGCAGGTGTAGGTCTTATTGCTGGGTTCACTGGTTGGGTTCCAATTTTAATCTTGGTGGGTGGAGGACTTATCGCATTTGGGAAAAGTATTTTCGATACTGCTACAAAGTCCAAAAAATTTATGGATACGATAAAAAAAGTTGGACAGAGCATTAAAGGAACTTTCATAGAAGAGCTAAACAAAGTAAAAGAAGCCTTTAAGGGAGTAGGAGAAGCGTTTAGTAAGATTGGAGGTAACGGAAAAGGAACAGAAAAATTCCTTATCATAGTAGCAAAGGCAGTAGGAGTTTTAGCAAAATCTGGAATCAAGATTGTATCGGGAGCTTTACAGATATTAGCTGTAGCACTAAAGACAGTTGCTGGTGCGGCTGGAGGAGTACAGAAGTTTTTTACAAGTCTTGCTAATAAAGACTTCAAAGGTGCGTTAGCAGGATTAGGACAAATAGGTTGGGCTATTATAAGTGGTATTTGGGAAGGGCTAAAATTAGCTGTTTCCACTTTATGGGGAGTGATAAAGAATATCGCAAGTGGCATTATCAAGACAATTAAAGAAGTATTAGGAATTCATTCGCCAGCATCTACGATGATTCCGATAGGACAAAACATAATTCTTGGAATTATCGGCGGAATTAAACAGTTGATAGGGAATATTTTTACATTTTTTGTAAGCGTTCCTTCTAAGATTGCAGAAAAATTGTCCGCAGTAAAGAACGTTTTAGCAACTATCTGGAATGGGGCAATAGCAATAGTTAAAACGATTCTTGGAGGTCTCATTTCTTATGTAGCTGGAATTCCTGCGAGAATTCAGGAAAAGCTTGTTTTGATTAAGCAAATATTAACACTTATCTGGAATGGAGCGGTGGCAGCTTGTAAGGTCATTATTGGCAAGATGGTTACTTATGTATCTAGTGTAATTACAAAAATAAAAGCCTTGTGGAATGGATTTAAGACATTCATGAGTGGTATTTTTTCTAAAGTGGTATCTATTGCGAAATCCAATTTCGATAAGATAAAATCGGCAATTTCATCTGTGAAAAAGAAGATTACTTCTATTAAAGAATCTTTAACTTCTGCATTTCATCCAATTGAAACAGCAATCGATTGGGTAAAGACGTTAGGAGAAAAATTATCTAACTTGAAGATGCCAAGTCTTAGTGATATTGGAAGTGGCATATCAAAAGCGTTTAATGTTCCGCAAATGGCAGAAGGTGGAGTTGTTACGAAACCAACTCTTGCTATGGTAGGTGAAGGTGCCGAAAACGAAGCGGTTATTCCACTGTCCAGATTGGCAGAAATTATAAATAATGCTGTTGCAACTGACAGGCAGAGTAGAAATCAATCGTCTATACGTTCCATGGTATCATCCTTAAAGCAGAGTGTTACGAAGCGAAGTCCAGAGAGAGCATATGCTGTCGCTGGGACTGGAACAACAATAAATTATAGTCCAGTTATAAACATTCAGGGAAATGCAGACGAGGATGTGATTAAGAAAGCGACGCAAGAAAGTGCGAGATGGTTTGAAAAACAGTATAAGAAAATGATAAAAGATAAGGAACGGAGGAAGCTTTAATGTATACATATAGAACGGTGGCGGGAGATACATGGGATTCTATTGCCTATATGTTTTATCAAGATGAATTCTATAGTACGTGGTTGATGCAGAGCAATCCTAAGCTCCTTCGCACCAATCGAGTACTACTCCCAAGTGGATGTGAGATGAATATTCCAACTACGACAGAAATAAAAGAGATGGAAGCTATCAAAACAGTAATACGAGAAAAAAGAAATAGTCAAGACAAAACGGAGATTATTTATGATACTGAGGTGATAGTGTAGTGGCAAAGCTAAATATAACCTCATTGGGGTTAGAAATAGGAGACAAAAAAGCATTAAATCTTACTGGTGGAGTCGGAACAACGAAATGGACTTCTAAAAATGTAAAAGTTGCAACAGTGACATCAAAAGGCATTGTCACAGGTGTCAGTGCGGGTAAAACAACAATCACAGCTACGAATCAAAAGAAAAATTACATATGTAATGTTGAAATAAAAAAAGGCAATGCAAAGTTAAATCTAAACAATGTAACTATCAAGGTTGGGGAGACAGTTAAACTTAAGGTTTTAAATACAAGCATAACACCTGTGTGGAGTTCATCAGATGAGAAGATTGTCACGTGTAAAAATGGTACTATAAAGGGCATAAAAAGCGGTGCTTGTATCATAACTGCGGTAGTGGCGAAAGAAGAATATACTTGTGCAGTTGAGGTGGGAGAAGCACCGAAAGCTGGTGCTGTAGATAAGAAAATAGATCTTTCTCATTCATCCGTGATTGTTGATGACAAAGGAACAATTGACCCTTTTGCGGTTCGTCAACTTATTCCCGATGTGTCTTATATTTATAAAAAAGGTGATAAATATAAAGAAGTAAATGTAAGTAATCGACTGGAAGATATACAGTACTCAGAGGCGGCAGATGGTCAGGCGGATATGATTACAGCTACGTTAGATAATATAGATGGAAAATTTTATGAAGATTATTTTCCAGAACTTGGATATGCGATGAACTTTAAATTGCAATATCGGAATTGGAACGCCACACAGTATGCAGCAAAAGCATTATCGATTGATTATGGACAGTTCGTGGTTGATGAGGTGAAGTATAGCGGTTATCCTTCTGTTGTTGAGGTTAGTGCAACGAGTAAGCCAAAGGAAACTGCTTTTGATACAACATTAAGAAGCGAAACATATAAAAATAAAACAATTGAAGAAATTGCAAAAAAGATATGTAGTGATAAAAAAGATAAAGATGGTAAAGAAAGAAATTATAACATGACTGTAATATATAATGCCAAAAAGGTTACAGTGAATAAGACACAAGATAATCAGACGGATAGTGAGTTTTTAAAAGAGCTTGCGGATGATTATGGACTTTGCATGAAAATATCAAATCGGAGATTGATTTTATATTCTCTTAGAAAAGCTGAGACATCAGAAATTAAGGGAATATTTGATTTAGATAGTGTGGATGAGACAAAAGACTATAAATCAAAGAAACCTCCAAAAGATGTAGAACCTGGATGGATATATAATAATTCTTTGACTGGAATGTACGATGGATGTGCAATTCGTTTTACAGCTGGCGGAAGTGGAAAGTCATGGTTGAGAATTGTATATCTAAATGATTTGGATAAAAACATATCAGATATTAATAATATTGTGGCAACGCAAAAAGAGAATAACTCTAGTTCCTCCGATAGTTCTAACTCTTCTGATACAACGGATGCTACACAGGTGGAGGAAAAATTTAGAGGTCAGCAATTTAAAATAACTAGTTCGGAAATGAAACAACTTGCAATTGCTCTCCTATGTGAGGACAACGGATCATATGAAGGAATGTGTGCTGTAGCTAGTCATCTTAATAATCTTTATAATGCTTATGTAAATTTTTACAAAAGTAAAAATGGTTACGGAGGAAATATATGTAAATTTATGTATAACGCAAGATGGTATGGTCCTATCATAAGTGGAAAAATGAGTCACGGAAGAGCTGCCTATGCCAATAGCACACAAAGAAAGCAAATGGAAAAAGCGATTACGAAGTGTTTGATAAACGGAGTTTTGACGATTCCACGCTGGGTCGATGAGTTCGATGGTATAGGTGAGATATATCGTTATAATAGGGCAACTTATAAATATAAAAAAGTAGGCGATAATTATTTCTGGGCGACTCCGTCTTATGCAAAATACTATATCGCTAAGTTTGGTAGGTGATAATATGGCAAAATTAACTGGAGATGCATTTGTAAAACATGTTATTTCTTGCGCTGGAAAATCAAGACAATGGGTGGCTAATAACTCAAGCAAAAGTGCTACGAGTTTAGCATGGTGCGCATATACTGTTACGGCAATATTATGTACAGCTGGATGGACAGAGTATAAAGCAGGAAATTTTGCAGGCTCTGGGCAGTTGAGAGCTTGGGCGATTGAAAAACAGAAAAATTTAACTTGTGTTCCGTGGCCTGAGTCAAAAAATACAACACCAAAACCAGGCTGGATTATTAGTTGGGCAAATAGCGGGGTTTCTTTTATGTCTACAACTGGTGGTCATGTTGGATTTGTAGTCGGTTTCAAGGGAAATCAAGTGCGTGTTGTGGATGGAAATTCGGGCGCTTCTTATGTGAGAGACCATTGGAGAAATCCGACATCCAGGGGAAGATTTTATTATGTTATTGGTCCTTGGATGGATGGAGTAACTTCTTCTGCTGCCGATGATTCATCTTCATCAACTTCTTATGAGCAAATAGAATTCAATTATACAGACGATGTTCCTAAAAAGGGAGCAAGAATTCATTATCTTTCAGATGTAGTAGATTCTGAAATGGATGCAAAGCTTCAAGCAATGGCGCAGTTACTCAAGCTAAATCGAGAAGTAGAAACAATTGAATTTACTGCGATGGCAGACCCCGATTTATATGCAGGAGCGATGATACGAATTGTGCAAAAGTCAAAAAGAATTTCTGGAGATTATATGATTGACGAAATTAATTTTGATGGCATAGGAGATGGAACCAAAATGGCGATTAAGGCTCACAAAAAGGCGGATTGGAATTCTAAGTTTGCGAAAGATACAAGTGGAACGATTAAAGGGGATAGATTCTCAGATTCAGGGGGGAGTTCTGATACCTCTGGAACTTCCAACACCTCTACTTCTACTAATAAAAAAGGGAAAATTATTGGAATCAACCCAGGACATCCAGGTATGAGCGGAACAGAAGCATCTTCACCTGTGACATCCGCAGCGATACAAAAACCGAAATGTACATCTGGATTCGAGGGTGAGGCAAAACTAAATTTGGAAATTTCAAAGCAAGTAAAAAAAGAGCTAGAAGCAAAAGGATATACTGTTGTTATGACTCGAACTACAAATCAATGTTCTCTTTCCAATAAAGAGAGAGCACAATATATGAATAATAAAAACTGTGAAGTCGCAGTATCGATTCATTGCGATGACTCAGTTGGAGGGGGAAAAGGGGCGTATATTATGGCTCCCACAAAAAGCAATCCTGCTCTAAGCGATTCTTTAGTAACAAAATGTAGGAAATTAGGAGATTGTATCATAAATGGCGTTAAAAATGCTGGATGTGATACAAAGCGTACTTCGGACAGAAATGACCTGACAGGAATTAACTGGACAAAAATTCCAGCCATTTACATTGAATGTGGCAATAATCAAGTTCGTTCTGATGCTGCAAATATAAGAAAGAAGTCCTATCAAGAAAAACTTGGAAAAGGAATTGCAAATGGAATACATAATTACCTAAATGGATAGAGGTGAACAGAGATGGCAAGAAATGAACTGAGAATAGCAAGATTAACATCAATTGATTATCAAAGAGGATATGGAACAGTTGTGTTTGAAAACCTTAGCATGTTAGAGATAACAATTCCTTTCTGTAATCCAAATATAACATTATATCCTGATATAGGGGATTTGGTGTTGGTTGGATATACCTTTGATAACCAAGCGTTTATTTTTGGTCATTTTTATAATGATAACATTATTCCTGATTATAAAGAAGAAAGATATAGAGTATTTGAGCTTGGAAATATTTTAGGAGAAAGTCAGATTGTATATGACACAGAAAAAAATGTTATTATGCTTCACTCACCAGCGGAAACGGTGGAGTTTGATGGATGTTTGAGTGAAATAATTGAATTTTGGAGAGAAAACAAAGAAAAAATAGAAAGCTGGAGGGAGTCGAGTAAATGAATACGAAAGTAAATGTTACAAATGATTATGTCGATATGATTCCAGAATCTAAAAAAGCAAATACTTCTCTGTATGCTACAGGCGGCAAAAGAATCATGGGAGCGTTTGGAAATACAAAAAATCATGTTTATTTCCAAATTCGCAGCACGGATCAGGATGCAAATCCTGATAAATTCATGTTAATGGCAGAGGTTTTTGTATAGCAAGAATATTCACGTTCTCAAGAAGCTAGTTATTCCGAACATGCAAGGGTGGGCAAAAAAGCACATTCCGAGTACACAAATGATACTCTAGATGAGATTACATTGGGTATTACATTGTTTCAGAGTGTAGGTGGATATCAGTATGATAAAGATCGTACAGTGTGGAAGCAGAAAGCTGATTTAGAAAAATTTCTAAAAAATAGAATAAGTGGATATCTTATTTTAGGTGGACATAAGGTGTCTAATTCAAAATTTGTAATAACAAAAATATCGGAAAGTAGCTCTACCTGGGGAGCCTTGGGAGAACCGCTTACTATGAATTTGGATGTAAGCTTTAAGGAGTATTTTTAATGGCTAACTTAAAAATGAATGGAAAAGTATCCAATATATTAATGCAGAGGGCAAAGAATTTGTTAGAAACACCAAGAGGAACCTGTCCTTGTATGAGAGGGTTTGGAATTAGTCCAGATTTAATTGATAAGCCCATGGTGCAAAATAAGACTCTGTATCTTATGGATGTATCAGAGCAGTTTGCTTTGTATATACCAGAGGTTTCGGCGGATACTGTGCATATTAAAAGTGATGTAAATGGAAAGATGCAATGGGAAATTACAATATCTGAGGCTATAACAGATAATATGAATAGTATAGAGGAAGAAAAGAGATGGGAGGCGTATGAAGATGACACAGATACAGGACGAAATGATTACTACTCTTCTGACTTCTACGTCTGATTTACCAGAAGTTGATTTTATTGATGGATTAACACATAGCATAGTCTATGAAGAAATGGTGCAGCAATTTAAAGATAAATACTATGAAATTAGAGGGGTGATGCCAGAAATTGAAGCTGGTAGCGATGTAGATATTTGTTTGCATGTCATGTCACAAAACGTCTATCAAGCGTTAGCTTATTTGGATCAAGCTGCAAAAATGAATCTTTTAAAATATAGCATGGAAGGATATTTGGATAATCTAGGTGCGCTTAGAAGTGTTACTCGTGTAGAGGCTTCACCGTCTGTTTGCATTATTCGATTCACGTTAAGTGATACATATAATTTTGATGTAGAAATACCTGCGGGTACAGGAATTAAGGCGGGAGAACAAGAATGGATATGGTATACAGATGAATCTATTGTAGTTAAATCTGGGGAGATGTACGGAGAAGTACAAGCTACTTGTGGTACTGTGGGAAAAATTACAAACGATGTTGCAATCGGACAGATTAATACATTAGTACAGAATGTTCCTTACGTGTCACATGCAGAAAATATTACAGATACAGGAGCTGGGGAAGACATACAAGGCGATGATGTATTCAGGGAACGTATTTTTCTAAGACCTACATCCTATTCTGTCGCTGGTCCAGAAGATGCATATAAATATTGGACTCTCACTTATTCTGCCACAATTGATCATTGCGTGATAATGACGCATGATCATAACTACACAGAAGCTTTTCGACCAGAGCCAGGCGAAGTTTATATCTATGTGTCACTTTCAGATAATTCCGAGCCAACAGAGGATTTTTTGTTAGGTCTGGAAGAGTTTTTAGATGATGATACAAAGCGTCCCTTGACGGACTGGGTACACGTAAGAGCTTTGCAAAAAGAAACCTTTGATATTGATTTTACGTATTTTTGTCTTGAGAATTCTTCATATACAACAGAGCATATCCAGAATATAGTACAAAATGCTGTCAATCAATATGTGGAATGGCAAACGGAGCAACTAGGAAGAGATATTAATCCTCAGAAATTGATATCATTTTTATTGCAGACAGATGTAATAAAAAGAGTGGAAGTTAGAAAACCAGAATATAAGGTGGTAGAGCAAATTCCACAGGCAGTAGGAGGAATCAATATGGAAAATGGAGGTGTGGAAGTTGAATAAAGATGAATCTCTTTGGGAATCTCAGCGTGTTGATACAATGGATATTACAGAGATAAAAAGTAATCCCAGAGCAATAATGAGACAATTTCCACCTAATTTTAAAGATGATGCAGAGCTTAGAGCAATGTGCCATGCGATGGAAGTTCAAAAAGAGAGACGAACAGAACTTGCAAAGGATATCGTGTTTTATTGTATGATTGATGAAGTGTCGGAAAAAGTATTAGATTATTTAGCACCAGAGTTTCGCGTTGCTTTTTATTCCAAAGCTTTTTCTATTGAGAAAAAAAGAGAATTAATTAAAAATGCGTTTGTTTTTTGGTCGAAGATAGGAACACCACGAGCCGTAAAAGAATCTTTGGAGATTTTGCTTGAAAAATTGCAGGTTTATGAATGGTTTGATTATGCTGGATTAGTCGGAAATAAAGGTCAAATAAAGAAAACAGCTGTTTGGAATGATAAAAAAGAAATGAATTGGAGTTCTCTTAGGATGAAAAAGGTAACATGGGATGAATTTTCAAAGACAATTAGAGGAAGAGCATATCATTACAAATTAAAAACAAGTACAGTAGGAATTGATGAAGAAATGCTTTTTTGGATTAGAAGAATCCTGTGGACTGTGAAGCGTGCGAGTGCAGTATTAGAGAGTATTATAATTGAATTAACAACAGAGGGAGCCGTATATTTTGGCTCTTTTTTACATGAAAAAACTTACAAGACAGCGTGGGTAGATGAACATCCGACAAGATTTAATCATTTAAATAGTTTGTATGTGGGGGCTTTTTTACATGAGAGACAGATAGAAACAATATGGGTGGATGAATATCCTAGAAAGTTTATACATGTCAATGATATTCGTTACGGAGTTACAAATCACGAGATTAGTAGAGAGTATCTATACAGTCAAGGAGGATAAAATGAAATATACCAAAAATTATAATTTCAAGAAACCAGAGGGTATCGATGAAATTGATATAAGAGATTTAAATGAAAATGCAGAGAAAATAGATACTATATTGTTTGAATTAAAACAAGAAGTGGATAGGTTGAAAGAAGAGAAAACGACCTCAACAGCTACTTTATTAGGAATCTAGGAAGGGGGATTGCCGTATGGCGATTACGAACGTGAGATTGACAACACTTGGACTTGCTTTGCAGACAAAAGTAGAAATGGGAGATCGTCTGGAATTAACTCGTATTGTAGTAGGAACTGGTATGCATGATGAAATGGATTATTCGGATGTTGCAGATGTATTAGAGCCAATTTTAGATTTACCTATTCAAAGAATAGAAAATGTTGACAGCATGGTAAGGGTAAGTACTAGTTTTGACAATAGGGATATAGAAAAGGGCTTCTTTTACCGTGAAGTTGGGCTTTATGCGAGAGATTTAGACTATGATGAGGGCGAGATACTTTTTATTTATGGTAACGCAGGAGAGCATCCAGACTTTGTGCCCAGTGTGTCATCTCAAATCATTGAAAAAGAAATCAATATTAATATCGTTATTGGAAATGCAGAGAATGTGACGGCTAATATCGATGAAAATATGCGTTTTATCACTCAAAAAGAATTTAAAGAACATGAAGAAAAAATAAATAATCAGCTTGGAAAAATCGCTGGGATACGTGTACCGATTAAGGTCGATATTACATTACTTGAGCAACAGTGGCAAGAAAATGGCGATTTTTACATATATGAAATTAACCATGAAAATATAATGGGAGGTGAACAAGAGAATGAAATCAGGATTTTATTAGATGGAATCACATCAGAACAAATACAAGCTATTAAGAGCTTGAATCTTGTTGGAGCGGAGCAAAGTAATGGAACAATTTTTCTTTATTCTTTGACGAAGCCGTGTGCGAACATAAATACTAGCTTATTAATTTATGAAGCACATAATATAGATATTTCAGGCGATACTGATATATCTTTACAACAACAAATTAATGCAATTAAAGAAGATTTGGCTAATAATTATTTAAGTAGTAACCAAATCGCAGATGTTGTTCAGAAGTATGATGACATCAAAGATAAAATATAGGAGGTTTTTAAATGGAAGAGAACACAAAAATTTTAAGCATGACTCAGAAGCAGTTAGAGGAATTACTCACTAAAATCCTTACAGATATTAAGGATGCGAAGAACACTAGTGGTTCCGTGGATTTAAGTGATTATCTTAAAAAATCAGAGATTCATGAACTAACCAGTGAAGAAATCACAACAATCTATGAAAGATTAAAAACAGAAGTAAATACAGATAATATAGAAAATGCGTAATATAAGGAGGAAAATAAATTATGGCAGTTAATAACGTATCAAGTGCAGCAATTGAGAAACTTTTACAAATTATTATTGATGTGGAGAAAAAAACAGGAGCAGACGTGAGTGGTAAGCTAGATACTAGCTTAAAAGGTGCAGCAGGCGGATTAGCGGAGTTGGATGAATCTGGAAAGGTGCCAGCGACACAGCTCCCTTCTTATGTAGACGATGTAGTAGAAGGTTATTTTTATAATGCTAAGTTTTATGAGGATTCTGCACACGCAACAGAGATTACAGGTGAGACAAGCAAAATCTACATGGATTTAGCAACAAATAAGATTTATCGCTGGTCTGGCACGGCCTTTGCAGTTGTATCTGAGACATTAGCATTAGGTACTACAGCATCCACAGCATTTAGAGGTGACCAAGGTAAAGCAGCCTACGACCACTCTCAGACTACGGGCGGCAATCCACATAACGTAACCAAGACAGATATTGGACTTGGAAATGTAGAGAATAAATCTGCTGCTAGTATCTTAGGAGAAATGACGAACGAGGACGTTACAGATGCATTAGGTTATACACCTGTGGAATCTCCAAGTGCGGCTGGAACATCTGGACAGGTGCTTAAGTTGGATGCATCTGGTAATCCAGTATGGAGTACAGACAACGATACAAAATATAATACAGGTAATACGTCTACAGCTGGCATTACAAAGTTATACACATCTACAGGTACAGCTACAGATGGGGCGATGACGCAGGCGGCTGCAAAGACAGAGTTTGACAAGAAAGTGAATGTTGCGGATGTAACTGAGGTGACAGCAGACGCCATCGCGACAATGTATGCGGAACTGAAGAACGCTTAAAAATTTTATGTAAAGGAGGGAAGTCTCCAAAGTGAATAATTTAGTAAACGAAGCGATTAAAAAGATTTTAAGTTTAATTGTTGGAATAGAAAATAAGTGCGAAGTTATGCAAGGAGCGACCTCTTCAACCTCTGGAAAGGCTGGGGTTGTCCCAGCTCCACCAGCTGGGGATGCGGGACGTTATCTAAGAGCAGATGGAACATGGGTAAATCCAAGAGCCTTTAAGACGGTGGAAGTTACCTTGCTTGTTGATAGCTGGGTAGCACAAGATGGAGCTTATGTATACGATATTAGCAATAGCAATATTACAGCAACGAATGACGTTGTAATTACACCGAAGTATCCAATCAGTGGGACTTTAAAAAAGCTAGATATTATTAACATTACACAGACAGTAGGCAATGTGACATTAACATCTAGTATAAAACCAGATGCGGATATAGCAATTACAATGTACATATATAAGGAGGGATAAAATGCCAGTTTATAATCATATACCAAAAATAGAGGATGATATGCAAGGTGCTACAGAAACAGAAGCTGGAAAGGCTGGACTTGTTCCAACTCCAGCGGCAGGACAATCAGACAGGTATTTAGCAAGTGATGGTACATGGCATTTATTATTTGAGATTTTTTCTTTGACGTTAAGTTCAGCGAGTTGGGCTAATGAGGATGGAGGTTATACTTATACCATCGAAAATTCCAAGATTTTAAGTGGAGATGAGGAGAATCTTGTTGAGTTGATTCCAGCGCATAGTACAGAAGAATACTATAGCAAACTAAGTGAGCTCTCTATCACAAAGGTATTACAAAGTGAGGGGAAACTCATATTTTATTCGGCGACAAAACCGACATCTGATATTGAGATTTTATTGTATATCTATGAAAAGCGCACAATTAAAACAACAGAGCAGAAGATGATAGGAATAGAAACGAATGGAAGAATATATGACAAGACAAGAGCATGATGAATTCTCTAAGCGAGTAGGAGAGCATCACGAACGAATCGATAAACGCTTAGAATTGCTTGAACAGCAATCCGCACAGATTACAGGAATTATAATATCCGTCCAAAGACTTGCATCTAATATCGATAGTCTATGCAAAGCACAAGAGGAGATGAACACAAAATTAAATGCAATAGAAGCCCGTGATGGTGAGATGTGGAGAAAATCGATGGGATACATTATAACAGCTGTTCTGGGGATTGTTATAGGATGTATCTTTAAGCGTATCGGATTCTAGAAAGGAAAAGACATGGATGAAAATATAAAAATTTGGCTAAGATGTGCAGGAATAAGAGCAGTAAAGACGGTTGCGCAGACAGCGGTTGCAATGTTGCCTGTAGCGGCTACTATTGCAGATGTTGACTGGAAATGTGTAGCAGGCACAGCGTTATTGGCTGGTGTTGCATCGATTTTAACCTCTGTGGCAGGACTGCCAGAAGTGGAATAGGTTGTGTTCCCGACAATAATGTCGGGAACAGCAGAAAGGAATGGATAAAATTATGAAGAGAGCGAATAATCGCTCTCTTATTTTATTTTTGTGAAAGGAAGATAAATATGGCAGAAAGAAAATATACAGCAGATGAAGTAATCAAAGAAGCTCTCAAGTGGGAAGGATACTTAGAAAAGAAATCGGTGGGTACAGATGCACAGATGCAAAATAAAACATGGAATGCTGGAAGTAATAATATAACATGGTTTTGGACATGGTTGAAAAGAAATGGTTGCCTGGACTTACAAGGTGGAGCGTGGTGCGATGGTTATGTAGATTTTTGCCACGCTGTCGTGGCAGGTGTGGAGAAAGCAAAAAAGAGTCTAAATGGATTTTCTGGATATACCCCTACATCCGCACAATATTATAAAAACGCAGGCAGATGGGTACCCGTAAGTGGCGAACCAATGCGTGGTGACCAAATCTTTTTCAAAAATTCCGAGAGGATTTGCCACACAGGTATCGTAACAAAAGTTACATCCACAACTGTTTATACGATTGAGGGTAATACAAGCTCTGCAAGCGGAGTAGTCGCAAACGGTGGTTGTGTGCGTCAAAAGAGTTATTCTCGCTCCTATTCTCGCATTGCAGGATACGGTAGACCTTTATATTCTGATTTTTGCATTATTACCAAAGGTATGACAGGATCTATTGTTAAGGATAGGCAAAATTTACTAATCCAGAAAGGATTTTCCGTTGGTCCCGACGGCGCAGACGGAGACTGTGGAACGAATACAGTAAAAGGAATTAAGGCGGCTCAGAAGGCATTAGGCTTAACACAGAGCGGACACCTTAACAAGACTACATATAACGCTTTGCTTAAGTTACCAGATGCAGGTAGCAAGGATGAGAATAAAACAGAAGGGAGTAGTGGAAAGCTAAATAAATCTGAAAAATGGGTAGGTAAAACTACGGCAGATTTAAACGTCCGTGATTATGCTGGAATTGAGAATAAACAATGCTCTTTTAGCCCACTCAAGAAAGGAGCGAAGGTTTCAGTGTGTGATGCAGTCAAGGATTCCAAAGGTGCAGATTGGTATTATATCAAGTACAACAGCAAGTATGGATTTGTAAGTGCCAAGTATATTAAAAAGATTTAGGAGATAAAGGGATAAATATTGTTTGAATATAGAAAAAGGAGCTAATTTTGATATGATTCCCCTTAAGTAGACAAGGCAAATAACCAAAATCTACTTAAGGGGGATTTTTTATGCCAAAATCTAAATGGTCAGAAGAGTTCAGAGCAAAAGTATCTCAGGAATATCTTGATGGTAAAGGTTCTACCTATTACTTGGCCAACAAATATCATATTAGTAGAACAACTATACAAAAATGGGTTGCTGCTTACAAGGCACATGGAATAAATGCTTTTATCGGTGATCCTGGAAATGCAAGTTATACCAGTGAATTTAAAACTATGTGCGTTGAGGAAGTTATCTTCGGTTATGGTAGTTCTATGGATATAGGAGCAAAATATAAAGTTCATCCAAGTGTTTTAGAATCTTGGATAAAGATGTATAATGCCAATAGAGAACTTAAGGATTACGATCCAAAACGGGAGGTCTATATGGCAGAAGCAAGGCGTAAAACAACTATCGAAGAACGCAAAGAAATCGTTGCGTATTGTATTGAACACAATCGTGATTATAAAGGTACAGCTGCACTCTATGATGTTTCTTATAGTCAAGTGTATTCTTGGGTAAAGAAATATGATGATACAGGTGAGGATGGTCTTACAGACAGGCGTGGTCGACGCAAAACAGATGATGAGGTTGATGAATTAGAAAGGTTGCGAAGAGAGAATCTTCGACTCAAACGTCAGCTTAAAGAAAAGGATATGGTAGTTGAATTGTTAAAAAAAGTGAAAGAATTCGAAGGGATGTGAGGCTAGGAAAACAACGCCACGAATCAAAATATCTAGCAATTGAGCACTTTTATAAAAAGAAAGGATGGAGTATTAACTGGATGTGTAAACAGCTGGGAATTGCAAGAGCAGCATTCTATAAATGGAAACATAGAATTATTCCGCAGCAAGAACAAGTAAATCGTAAAATCGTGGAATTCATCAAAGAGTATGATGAACGTTTTTCACATATCTTGGGATATCGAAGAATGGCAGACTGGATTAATCATTTCAATCATACGCATTTTTCAAGAAAGAGAATCCATCGGATTATGAAAAAGCTTGGAATACATGCTGTCATCCGCAAAAAGAAGAAAAAATACAATACTTCTAAGCCAGAAGAAACAGCTGAAAATAAGTTGGCAAGAGATTTTTATGCAACAGCTCCGAATCAGAAATGGGCAACGGATGTGACGGAATTTAAGATTCCTGAAACGGGGAAAAAGCTATACCTCAGTGCAATCCTGGATCTTTATGATCGATATCCAGTTGCATTTGTTATAAACGGCAGAAATGATAATCAGTTAGTATTTAAAACATTTGATAAAGCAATATCAGCCAACCCAGATGCCAAGCCAATTTTCCATAGCGATAGAGGTTTTCAGTATACAAGCAGAGTATTCCAAAAGAAATTAGAAGCCAACGAAATGATACAATCAATGTCAAGAGTGGGACATTGTATTGACAATGGTCCCACAGAGGGATTCTGGGGAATCATAAAAACAGAAATGTATCAAATGTACGAAATTACAGACGAAACGTCACTACGGCATGCAATCAAGGATTATATCCGATTCTATCGTGACGAGAGACCACAGAGCAGGTATAACTGTAAGACACCAGCAGAGGTAAGAACAGAAGCTTTAGCTTCTGCCATACCACAAACGTATCCGATAGCAAAGAATAGACGAATTGAGAAATACAAAGCTAAATGGTGTGCATAAAAAATCAGCCGCATGAAATCATGCGACTGATTTAGAGCATCTTATTTTAGATATTTGACCTGTCTACTTGACAGGGAGCATATCATTTTAGCTCCTTTTATAATAGTAAGCAAATATTCAGCTGAAAATATTTGTTATTTATTTAATTATTTCTGACGAGTTTTTTTAGATTCAGAACCTTGACCAATCCAAATCTTGAAGGCTTTTTTACCGTAATCTTTGGCATGAATTTTTTCGCCGTTTTTTGTTGTAATCCATGAACGAAAAATGTACATGGCATTCCCTCCTTTCGCAAATAACTCTTGCGAAAGCACAAATTTAGTGATATAATCTAATTGTTCAGAAAAAATTATATTCAGCTGAAACTGTATTTGTACTTTTCGGCAAGAGCCAAGCATCTCGTGGTGCTTGGTTTTTTCTATGTAAGACCGTATGGTTATTACATCATCTGTTATGAATTATATTATATTGAATTTTAGCCGCTTGTCGAGACATTCCACATTTTTTCATTATTTCATTAATACTCATATTTTTTATTAAATCATATGGAGCCATAAGTTCAGCGGCAAAAGTGTTAGCTTGCCATTCTGGATCTCTGTATTTAGGAACATTTCCTCGAGCGTAACTTATTGTGTCAGGTTGGTGTAATAAATAATGAGCTAATTCATGACATAGAGTAAAACGATCTCGAGGATTTCCCTGAATAGCACCTTCGTAAACATCGTTTCTGATAAACATTTTGTTTTGACTAGTGTTTGTTGTTCCATAAGTATCTTGCATTTCATATGATTCAACTATCTCAAACTCCATTCCTTCGTTTGCCACTAGTATAAGCTCAATAAATTCTATAATTGGAAAATATGTCTTCTCTTCTAATCCAGCTATTTTTCTCAATTCCTTAGTTAGGTATCGGATGTCTTTTCTTGATAAAGGCATTGAAACGATGTTCATTTATTCTCCCCCTCGGTGTCTAAAAAAATTTGTAATTTAGTTTTGTCAATATTATTGAATTTTCTCGCAAAAGATAGCATCAAAGAACGATCATTCTCTTCCATATCACTAATGTCGATGCTATCATGATTAATTGCTTCAAAGATGACTTGATTTAGCTCTTTTTGTTGTTCTGAAGTTAAAGCGTAAATCTCGTTTAAAAGTTTTTCCCAATTTCTAGGTGGTTTTTTCTTGCCATTTTCTACCTTAGATAGAAAAGCAGATGAAACTCCTAAGTTTTTAGCCATATCATATAGAAGTTCGTTACGTTCGATTCTTAAATTTCGACAAAATTTTCCAAAGCTATTAACCATTGTTTCATCCTCCTTTAGTTATATCTCCCATATAAATATATTAACCTAAAGAGGTTAATTTGTCAACTGGATTTTAGAAAAATATTTATCTGAAAAAGAAATAGAGAATTTGCAAAGCAATTTCTCTTGCAAGAGTGAGAAATTTATATTATTATAGGAACTAGAGAAAAGATAGAAAAGAAAAAGAGCCATGTTGCTACTAGAAATGGTGTTGCAGCATGGTTCTTTTTTTCTTCGGGGCATGAGGGGCAAAAAAGGGGCAAATTTATGCTTCAATATGTCATCTTGGCGACATATTATAATAGGTAGAGACTGATTTTTACAGGGTTTTTCCGTGTATGTCGTCTCGAAGTTGAGTCTAATAATTCCTGTCATCCGCAGTTGATTCACCCTGTATTCGTGATGAATACAGGGTTTTTCTTATGTCTTGATTAAAAAGGGGGCAAAAAAGGGGCAAACTACAAAATTTTGATAGCTGATAATTCCT